ATCGAGAAGAATGAACGGAGAGAACAGAAGCGAGAAATCGAACGGAGCCGACGGAAACGCAACGTCGACCACAGTATCCATTTCATCAGGCAGAGCGTACTCCACCTGTTGCGGGATGATCTGAAACAGTGCCCGCTTGACGACACCCTTCCGTGCGCTGAACCAGCGCCTAGCTTCTTCTACCGCGTCGTCGAGATGACAGTCGGTCAGTTCCACCCTCACCATCGGTGACCCCAACCGACGGAGGATCCACTGCTTCAGGTCTGCCACCGTCATCATTGGAACGGACATGAACTGCCTCCGGCTTCGGCTGTGAAGCAACAGGCTTGTTGCTTGTCACCTCTTCGAGGAACTGAGGACAGTAGACCGCCCACTTGTCCCCTTCGAGGATCCGATCCTGTGAGAACAGGGTCACTCCCGGAAGCTGAACTACTGCGAGTTCAGCACGCTTGCGGAACATGCGGGCCATCTGCCTCCTCCTTCTTGGTGCCTGTCTGCGGAGGGGTCGTAGTCGAGGGAGCGACGTTCAAGTGCGAAAGTGCCGTTTCTACGAGTTCCATCCCCTCTCGCACCTGATTCAACCCATCCAAGGCCACACTGAAACTCTTCTTCAACTGCAAGAACAGATTGTTCGTCTCTTCGAGAAGAGTGCGATCTACTCCGGCAGTTGGTGTCTCTACCTTTGCAGGTATCGAAGGAGGCGGAGAATAGAGAAGTTCTCTGACCTCCTTCAACGCATCCGTCGACGACTGCATACCATCCTCCAAATCATCAACACCTTACCCAAACGATGCAGGAGGGTCAAGACAAGGACAGGGCACCGGACCGGATGTCCGGTGCAGAAGAATCGTCTGGGGAGAAGCAGGGAGGACTAGAGGTTCACGACCCGGAGGTTCCCGTACCTCACGCTACTTTTCTAGCACGCCTCTCCCGAGAGTAGCAAGCATCGCACATACCTTTCCGATAAGCCGGTCTCCCGCAGGAACAAGTCCCGGTCGACTTACGAGTCCAACCATCAAGAGACCGGACGGTCTTCGTGTAACAGGCCACGCACAGACCGTGAGCCTTCACCGGCTTTCCGCATCCGTTCTTACACGTCGTACCCGGACCCGTTGTTCGACCGTGGTTCTCCCACCAACACCGCTGGCACATCCCTTCGTGCGTAGCCGTCCGGCCACAAGGGCAGTTGGAGTCGTCCACGATGTCCCGGATCTTGTCTGCTTCCAAGTACACCTGCATCCGATCCTCATTCCTCAGGTGCTCCGGAGCATCCCGATACAACAGGTCTGCTACCAAGAACCCAGAGGACCCGCTGTAGTTCACTCTGTACTGACCTCGGTCGTTCTCCACCACTACCCGAGGAACAGAAACCAACGATTCCAGTTCAGAACGAACACGGTAGACAAACGATTTCGTATTCGACCCATACCTCGTCTTGAACTGAGGGTTGCTCTTGATCCTGTGTGCTCTGGCATCCCAAATCGATAGCGACCCGTCCGTGTCCCACAACCCACGCAGGAAATGAACCCGAAGTTCCAACGGAAGGTCCTCGGGCCACACAAGCGAACTAGATTTCGGACCGCAGATTCCTCGTTCCTTCTCAAACCACTCCACGAGGGTTTTCGAGTTCACATACGCTTGGAACGTACCGGGAGAGTGCTTCACCGTCTTCGGTTCACGAGGTTCCGAAGAAATCAGTCTAAGCCAACGAGTAGTGGTGCTCCAACTTCCTACTACCGTTATTCGGTAGTCACCGTTGTTCTCCTGACGGTAGACGTTTCCATCTCCGTAGAGGACAGCCAACCACCACGCGAACTCAGGAGACCAGTTGTTGAGGAGGGCTGCTTCCCACTTCATGCAGGAAGCGTAACACAGAATCCGTACTAGGTAAAGAGCCTACAGGTTGACAACCCGCAGATTGCCATAGTACTCGGGACGGGTCAGCTTGGTCGCGTAGCGGGTCCGCAGCCCCTTCCGGAACGAGAAATCGTTCGGGTCGAGGAAGGTCGGCGTGACCTGCAACGGGATGTACGGTGCGAAGACGTACCCGGCGTCGAGGAACGAACCGCCCTTGAGACCGATGAGCATCCGGTCGCGGGTGAAGAACGGATCCTCGTAGATCACCCACTTGTTCATCAGCGTTCCGGCCTTGTAGATGCCGAACTGCCCGTGCTGGACCAGCGGGCGCGGAGCGTCGGCAGGGCCGTAGGGCTGTTCGGTGCCGGACACGAAGATCGGGCGGAAGTCGCCGTGCGTGGTCAACTGCGCGATCAGCGCGGAAACCTCCGGGCTGGTCACGATGAAGTTGGCCGGAGATCGCAGCGTCTTCTTGTGGATCAGGTTCGCGATGGTCGAGATCTGGGTCACGATGGACCGCAGGTGATCGATCTCGGGAACGCCCGCCGGAGGAGTGCGGTCCCACGCACCGGTCGTACCGGTCGACGCCACGAACAGGGCGTTGATGATCTCGCGGTCGATCTCCAGCGCCATCTCCTGCGCCGTGTTCGCCACGAGTTCGGTCTCGGCATCGAGACCGTGGAACGCCCGCAGGTCCTCGGCAGCCTCGGACGACCAGAGGCTCTTCAGACGGCGAGCCGACGCTTCGACAGCCGCCTTCTTGATGTCGAGGCTGATCTGCGGGACCTTCGAGTTCAGTTCCCCGTCGTAGTAGTAGTACGCCTTCACGACGTTGAGAGCCGCCGGAGCGTTCTGGAACCAGAACCCGGAGACGTTGCCGTTCGCGTAGTTGATCACGCCCGCCGTGTTCGCGCCAGCCGGAGAGAACGTAAAGCCACCCGAACCGTTGTCCGTCGCCGTCTGCACGACAGCCCCGGTCGTCGGGTTCTCTTCGCGAATGACCACGGAGAACCCACGCGAGGTGTCGAGCGGACGAACCGGCGTGAACGCCAGCACCGCGTTGAGCGGGTTGGCAGGCGGGTGCCCCCCACCGTAGTCGGTGGCATTGCCAACCACCAACTGCTCACCGTTGATGTACTCGGACGAGTAGTCGCGGTCGAAGTCACGCGGGAAGATCGCGCCAGCCGTGGTCGCGCCCTTCTGCGTCCCGTAGATCAGGTCGAGGTAGAAGATCGCCCCGACCGGAGCCGTCATCGGCTGCACGCTGACGATCTCGTGAGCGATGAGATTCGGGAAGACACGACGGAGGATCGGGAAGATGAACTTCGTGAACGAGCCGATGTTCACCGCCCGGGTCTCTTCCGTGAGATCCTTCAGGTGACCGGACTCGTTCTCCATCATGACTGCGGTGACGCCCTTCACATAGGGATCGTTGATCCCCTCCAAGAAGGGCTTCCACTTCTCGGAGAGCGCCCCGATGAAACTGCGGTCCATGATCGACCGCCGAGTGTCTTCCTTGAGCATTTCTCTCGCTTCCGTCATGGCTTCCTCCTCACTTCACTCCCGAGAGACGCTTCAGTTCCGACAGCGGAGCGCCAAGCCCCAAGAAGTTGTCCACGTCTTCGGAAAGCGTCTTCCCATCTTCACGAGAGGGAGTTTCTTCCGAAATCCCTCCCTTAGTCAAGTCCCGAACTCTTGTACGGGCTTGTTCCACCGCTTCTGGACTGGATGCACGAGAAGCAGACGAACGAACCTGCTCGAACAGCTTGTCGACCTGCTCCTTCGACTTCGGATTCGCAGCCTCGATCAGCGCACGAGCCTGATCTGCGTTCGGGTGCTTGGCGAGGCGCTCTGCGATGTAGACCTTCAGAGCCATCTCTCTCGCAGTCTCCAGAGCGCCAGTGGTCGCCTTCTGCAACTCCTCCAGCTTCCCATTGAGAACCGCGATCTCCGCATCCTTCTCTTCCGAGATCTTCCTCTTCTCGGTTTCGATCTGATTCTGACGATCCTCTTCCTGCTTGAGAACCGTTCGAACCTCGTCGATCTTCGCCTTGATCGCTTCGGAGTTCGTGTAGCTCTTCACGTCCCCAACAGCCTCTCGAATCCTCGCAGCGTTCGGATCTCCGGAGATTGCGTTCTCCAGATAGAACCTGTAGCCAGCGATTCGAGCGATGCCAACCGCCTCGTCACGCTCGGCGTTGGCCTTCACCACCGCCGCGTCACGTTCCGCGATCTGCTTCTTGAGGTCGACGATCTCCTCCTCGAACTTCCTCACCACCGCTTCCGCGTCTTCGGGGAGGATGAACGGACGGAGGACGCTGCGAACCTTCTCCAGCGCCGCCTTGGCACCGGCCACAGCCGGGTCCGAGAGGAGTTCCCCACGAACGTTCTCCCGGATCTCCTCCTTGGACTTCTCGACCGCCTCCGCCAAGTTCTTCTGGAAGGTCTCTTCCAGAGAGGACCGGACGGTCGCCTCGGTCTGAAACGCAGCCTTTGTCACCGCAGCCTTCTCCACCGATTCGATCAGGTCCGGACGCTCGGTCCGCAGTTCGGCTTCCGTCAGAGTCTTGAGACCGCTCATCTCGAACTCCTTTCCCTCGAAGAACACGTCCGGGTAGGCGTTGCTGTCTGCCGGGTCGGCAACGAAGTCGAACGTGAGCAAGCGGTAGTCCTCTTGCACCACGTCGTTGCCCTTGTCATCAGACTTCACGGAACCGTAGCCCCGAGAACTGACACCGATCCGGGCACCCGACTGAAGAAGCGCCTTGAGATTCCGTCCCCGATCCGTGTCGAGGATCTCGGCCTCGCCAACCACCAAACCGTCCTGCCCAAGTTCCAGTCCGGTGATGATGTGCGAGACACGGGAGAGTTGGGTCCGTCCGTCGGCAGGGTGGTCCAGTTCGCCCATCACCTTCCGCTCGGAGACCGACTTGTTCATCCGACCGATCTCGCGTTCCCACAGGCCACGTCCGTAGACACGCCGGTTCTCAGTCGGAAGATCTGCGCGGGCGAACTCCCCGCGAACACGAACACGCCCTGTTCCCTTGTCCTCTTCGAGTTTCAGGCTGATGGGACGGAAGTCCCGGAGGAGAGCCTTTGGTGTCGAAGTCTGAGTTGCCGTCGTCATCGTCAGTACCGCCGCCACCGAAAGACCCCCTTGAAGGGGGAGTACGACAGAGCCGAGTGGTCCTTCTTTCCCACGGTTCTCTTCTGTCGCCTCATCGGGTTCGCAACATCGTTGGTGAACCCGATCAACTCCTTCCGCCCACTCCGATAGGCCGTTCGACGGAACCTCCAAGCCTCGGCAAGCCGAAGCAGGAGGGACTCGACTACTAGGCCGTCTTCGCTTCCCCCTTGTTCACCTCGGGAGAAGGGTCCTTGTCACCCTCGTCCTCTTCCGCCAGTTCCGGCTCCAGTTCGGCGTAGTCTTCGAGGGCCATCATGATCGTCTCCATCATGCCCTCGAAGGTCTCGTCGAGCGTGGAGAGGTCCACGGCTTCCGACTCATCAACCGACGCCTTGAGACCCTCGGCGATCTCCGCCGCGTCCTCGGCGAGGCTGCTCAGAAGTTCGGACGACTCGTCATACTCGTTGTCATCGTGCTTCTCGGCGAAGTAGGTGAACGACCGAGAGAGCAACTCGGCGATGATCGACACATTCGCGAACGCGCGAACGGCCTCCTTCACGTTGCCCTCATTGAGACCGGTGACGATCTCCTTCACCTCTTCGACCAGACCCGCCACGCGGTCGAGACCCTCGTGACGACGGCCAGTCACCTTCCGCCGCTCCCCACCGATCATGACGTGCAGGCGCTTCCCCGGCTTCCGCACTCCCGGCGACGTGCGGGCCTTCGAGTAAGCAGCCGCCCACCGCTTGCCACGTCCCTTCTTCCGCCAGATCTTCGCCCGACGCTTCGCCTGCGTCCGACCCTTCGAATCCTTGCGCCGCTTGATCTTCGCCATCCGGCGGGCACGCTTGGCAGACGCCGACTTGTCGACCCGAGTCAGAATCTTCCGCGCCTCGTCCACGTTCTCGCCGTCCTTCGGAGGATCGGTCGACTCGCCCTTCGGATCGTCCTTCTTCGGATCGTCCTTGCCGGGTTCCTTCTTCGGAGGCTCATCCTTCTCGGGATCCTTCTTCTCCGGATCCTTCTTCGCCTCTTCGACGGGCTTCTGCGGCAAAATCCCGATTGCCCGAAAGTCCTCTTCCAGCGTGGTGATGACCGGCTTGGTGTTCATGACCTTCCTCCACTCTCCTGCGCGGCGCGCAGACGAGACGAAATCCGACTTGCGAAGGTAGCAGCAAGTTCGAATCTGTACAACTCCTCGCACATCGAGTCGTACATCTTAGCAAGGCAGGCAACGCAAGTCGTCTCGTTCATCGTCTCCGCGACCATACCACGAACTGCACCGATGTCGTCAAGGAGGTCTTCAACGAACGAGTAGAAAACCTCCCGAAGAGCATCCTCCCCGATCTCGGAGAAAGCGTCTTTGAACTCGACCAACCCTTTCGACGCTTCATCGACGATCTTCGAAAGCCGGTCCATCCGATTCAGAACGGATTGCAGATCCTCTGCCACCGCCTTCCGATGCTGTTCCAGAGCCTCATCAGGAGTAGATCCGTCGTGCAGCTTGCCGTACTTGGGACGAAGACGTTCGTCCTCGATTCGAAACAGGTCTCCCCACACGAACCGGCGGATCTTGTCACCCTGTTCGCTGTACAGACGCCGCCACGGGCGATCCGTGTGCAGGGACATCACCAACGACTCGACCAGACGAAGACCATCTACCTTCCTTCTGGAAGGCAGGGCAGCAAGCCGGGAGATCCCACCAACAGCCTCGTCCACTCGACCAGACAAAAGGGAGTCCACAACGACCTTCGACTGGGCATGAACGAGTTCCTCTGCCTTGAACGACCGAACGGTCTTCAGCGGCACTTCCTCGTGGGCAAGGATCTGGACCTTCGGCCCCTTGTCGTCGAACTTCACCCGAAGCAACTTCCCGGTCTCTGACAGAACAAGAGCGTGTCCAGAAAACGTACCGATCAGCGCCACACCGACGTTCTTCCCGAACAGTTCCTCAGCACCCTCGACAACCGCCGACTCGATACGGTGGATCTGCGACTCGTAACTACCGGACAGGAGATGCCGGATCTCGTCTGACGAAAGAAGAACATCGAGAGGCTGGACCGGCAATACGAAACTCCTCTCGCAACAACGAGAGGCTAAAAGGTAGGGCGATGGTTGTCAAGCAGCACGGCGATGACTGAAGGTTCTGATCTCTTCGAGCAGGCTGTGGAGTTCACGCATCCGGCGACCCAGACGGGTGTTCTCTCTCATGATGGAGTCGACCTTCCCTTCAAGGCGCTTCTCTGCTTCGCGACTTCCCGCGAACAGGTCCTTCTCGGAGATCGACTTGGAAACAGGGATCGGACGACGCGATTCAAACCCGCCTTCCGGAGAAGGCATCACGGACTGCATGATCTTCTGACCCTCAGCCTCCGCTGTAGCTCTCGCGGTCGAATCCTGAAGAGCATCTTCCGAACGCTGCTTGGTCAGGTCCTTGATCTCCTCGTCCGACAGTCCGAAGATCTTGGACAGGATCCAGTGCATCGAAACGAAGTCCTTCATTCGCCCAGCGAGATCCGCACGAGCGTTCCGGACTTCCAACTGAGCCAGTTCGAAGATGGCGGACGGGACCGTCATCATCACATCGAAGTCGACCGAATCGGGACGAATGCCACGAGCGGCAAGATGCACACGACCGATCTTGTGCAACCCGTTCCGTACTTCCCGTTGGATACGAAGAACAGTTCTCGCGAAGCGCACATCCTCGGAACTCAGAACGGCACGAGCGACCCCCTCTTCCTGACCGAGGTACGCTTTCGGAACCTTGATCGCCGCAAACAGCTTGTCCCGGAAGTACTCGATGTCGTCCATGTGCTGCCAGTTGGGCGACCCAAGAACTTCGACCCGGGTAGAGTCCTCACCCTTGCGGGAGGGAATCCAGAAGTCGTCGTCCTGACTGTTCTTGACAAATACTCCGGACTTCAGAACCGTTCTTCCTTCACCGTCACGCAGGTTCAGCGCGAAGTTGTGCCACCGCTCAACCGTCATGCAGAAGTGATCACACGGTTCAGCCGGAACAACAGACACGACCTTGTGGTTCACGTCGCACAGAACAGCAGACTTGAACTCCGAAAACGACTCGAACCCCTCCGAGCGATACATCTTGAGAAGCAAGTGCCGATGGACAGATCGAACCAGATTCCGAGTTCGACCGTTCGACTCCCGTAGTCCAGTAAGCAGAACAGACTCGTTGACCGCCTGAACCACCCCTTCCGCCGAGATCTCGGGGTTGTCTCGAACCAGCGCCTTCACCCCAAGGAGAAACTCCGGCGGGAACACCAACCGGCACTTCTCCTTGAAGCTCTCAACGCGATCAATATCCGCCCAGAACACCTCCCGAGCCGCACGTCTAGCCGAATTCCCCAGAGCGTGCTGCGGACTATCGTTGTACCGACGAACGATTGACGCCTGATCCCGAAGCCTATTCTGCTCCGAAGTCCTCAGGCGCTTCTCGGCACTCCGGTTGTACTCGGTCAAGTTCCGACTCGATGCTGCCCGCAACTTCGCATCTAGAACCGGATCTTCCAACCGCTTGCGAGCAACAGCTTCCCCTCCGAGATGCCCCAACGCAGCGTGCATCTCAACGTGATCCTTCGGAACCATCCCGAGCAAGTTCGAAGGGTCGTTATTCCTCCGGTCGAAGTTCTGGTGGTGGATAACCTGCCCCGCCTGATGCAAACCCAGATTCCCCGACACAACCCGGTGCGTGTACAGATAGACCTGCTCCTCCGGGTCGTACACCAACTCGTATCCGTTCAGGCCATCACCCTTCGACTTGTCGCTCACCTTCCGGTAGAACGGCATAACCGAGTCACCGGGTCGCAGATCCACCGCGTTCACGTAGGATCTGTCCCTCCGCATAACCGGATGATCAGGAGCCACAACCATCGAGTTCCCGTCATCGAAAGTTACCCGTACCGCCGGAGCGTTCTCACGGGTCTTCCCGACCCACGACACCTCTCCCGGGACGATATGCCCGGTATCCCGGTCGATGGAGTACGTCCAGTTCTTCTTCCCGGCTGCGAACTCCTCCGCCATCTGGCGGATCGGGATCGTCCGACCATCCAGCAACGGAATCGGCGTATCATGCGCTACCGGAAGCGGTTCCCACTTCAAGGACAGCTTGCCCGTAGACGGGTCGTAGTACTTCCGCTTCTTGTGCATCTGCCGAACACGGTTCACGTAGGCAAGTGCCTCTGTCTGCGGCATGTCGCCGACGTTGACGTAGAACGCAAACCGCTCGGGAGCACGCTGGAGCCTGTAGATC